TGAACTCTTATTGGAGGAAGAAAGGTTTTTTCAATGGCTTCTCCATATAATGGGTGAAAATTTGTGTGATCAATGTCGATTGGGAAATACAAAACCTGTTGACCAACGACTCTTTCAATGATTTCATCGTTGATCTGCTTGACAAGGTCTCTTTCTTTCTTTCCAAAGAACATTGGAGGAGGGGGAGATGCTGGTTTGCTCCATTTGTTATCTTCTGACATTCAATTACCCCACAAAAATTCCATTGGGAACATCATCTAAGATGTCTTTAACGTTGTTTGTCATATCTTTATCCGTTTCGATAAGTTTAGGATATGTTAATTCGTCAAGAATTGTCTTTAATTCGTCTCGTAAAGCGTCTTGCTCGGCCTTAGCCTGTGAAAGCAAGTCGGACGCGTTTAAGCTTACATTCTCCCCAGGAATCGGCACGTTTCCACCAAACTTTCCACGTATCTGGCCTAGAGTTTCTTTAGACAAGGCGAGAGCAAATCTTCTGATCCATTGTTTTCCAATTGAGTTAATATTCTCATAAGGAATGTTCTCAAATGGAAGAGTGTTCATGTTGTTTATTCCTCTTTGACCTGAGTCATAATCATCGTCCCATATGTCATCAGAGCTTACACTGAATCTGAACCATATCTTCTTCGGAGAAACATTGCTAGGTATTGGGTATAATCTTAATTGGTTGTTGATTACCTCATAGCTGTAATGAGATGTTCTCGTATAGAGGTGATCTTCGTATGATATAGCTTGTATTTTGTTCTGCCATGCCGGAACAACTTGGAAGGTTGAATCATCAGCATACTGGCCATACGTATGCATATCTCCAACAACATTAAGGCCTCCATAGTAACCATAAAACCTCCACATTTGTCGAGGAGATACATAATATACTTCACGAATTTTAACACGTTTACTGCCAACAATCGAGCTATATACAGAATCATTTTCTAGAATATTCTGTAAGTCGTAGTCTTGTTGATCTGATACAGTATCAAATGAAGCAGAGTATATTGGGGTTTCACCGCCAACACCAGCTTCTGTTGCAAATGCTGCTCCTAATCGAAACGCAGTCTCATATGAAAATTTCGGATATCTCAAGGCTATGTTGGAGCCACTGAGAGGGTCCCCATCTTCAATTTGCCCCTTGTGGTCAAATGAGCCTGTTGTGCCACCTAAAGCAGCACCAACAACATTCTTTGATTGGTGTATGTTAATCAAATAAGAATATTCCAGAACAGCATCTTCATAGTTGGCATATATGTTCTCTTCTGTGAGCTCTATGTCCAAAACATCACCACCAAGTCTTTTATAGGTAAATGCTACCTGTGCAACAGCGCCCGATAAGAATTCACTAGAATCCGCATACACTCCCAGAGGTAGTGCCGCAGCAACATTGCCTATTGTCCCTGTTACCGGTAATATAATTGCTGATGTTTGAGATGTTGGTGTTAAGGTTGGTAATGACATTCATGATCCTCCGAGTCTTCAATAACTAGTTCTCAGAAGTCTCTTCCTTCTTTTTGGGGCGTCTAGTTTTACGTCTAGATTTCTCTTCTGAGGCTTCTTCTTCTTTTTTGATTGCCTTTTTAGCAGCTTCTTCTTTAGCTTTCTTCTCAGCTTCAAGTTTACGCTGTTTTTCAGCCTCTTCAGCTAGACGCTTTGCCTTCTCAGCTGCTTCAACTTTAGCCAGCTCTTTAGCTTTCTGCTCAGCCACTTTTTTAGCCCAAAGTCTTTTCTGTTTTGGTTTCATAAGAATCTCCTTAAATTTGTATTGTAAATAGTTTTCAAAAAGAAAACCCCCAACCACAAGGGAAGGGGGTTCCGTTAGGATTAATCAGTTAAGATTAAGCTCCGGATTCTCCGAGAAGACCACGGACGATAACAAGACCGTACATGTCAGGGCGAACCATTTTCTTCGCATAGCGAGTCATGACACCCTTACGTGGTACAAAGTCTTCTGGTCCGAAGATTGTAGGTGTAGTTTGGAGTGGAACGTATGGAGCATAAACGTATCCAGACTCAAGGAAAGAGCTTCCTTTACGACCTACAAGAATCACGTTACGTGGGAAGTAAGGATCAACAATAACGTCGAACTTACGGCTGAGAGATCCAACCTTAACAGCGCCGATATCACCCTTGTCTGCATCAGCAGTTACGTTTGCACGGAATCCGCTGGTGAATTCAAGGACGTTAGCAACTTCAGGAGAAACGATTACAAAGTTCGCTCCACCACGAAGTGTCTTACGATGGATTTGAGCAGAAACATCATTGATTGTTTCAATGAGAGTCTCATACCATTCGCTAACTGTACCGGTGAAGTCAGGAGCGGCAGTGTTAGCACCAATTTCAGCACCAGTGGTACGGTTCACAAAAAGACCTGGAGAACGAGACCAGTAGAATGTACCAGCAGTTGCACCGTTTACGAGGTCAGCAAGGATCTCGCGATCAATCTCAAGAGCGATTTGCTCAGAAAGGATAGAAGTCAATTCAACCTCAGCATCCAAGTTGTGGTAAGCATTTAAGTCTTGTCCAAGTTCTGGAGTCCACTTTGCTTTCAACTTCTTGGTTTGTGCTGTGATAGCGATAGAATCAACCTTGATGTCGATCTCAGGAATAGATTCGCTTCCTTCAAGACCCCATTCAACAGTTCCTTTGATAGAACCAAGAGCATTTGAAGTAGTCAAACCGTCTTTGATCGGCATGATGATGTTTTCTGTAGCAGTCGCAGTTGCATCATTTTCACCACCGTTACCTGATATACGAACTTCATCATTTGCAGAACCAGTACGACCAACAACTACAAATCGAACTGCATCACCACCAACAAGGGTATCAGCACTTTTAACCAATTGAGTCAAGCGACGAACTTGACCTGCGGCGTACTGTACACAACTTTTACCAGCTGTTTCAAAACCGGCAGAAGCAGAGAAAGCAGAAAGATTATCATAATCAATATCGCCCTGAAGAGCATATTGATCAAGATCAGCCACAGGAATGTCAATTACAACAGCAGCGTGAGTAGCAGCAGTTCCAAGATCTGTTTCCAAGGAAAGAATATCCGGATCATACTTCAAGTATTTACGTTGCGTAGCAGTCATAGAAGAAGTAATCGCGAAAGAAGTAACAATGTCTCCGTTTGTACCACAAGCAACAGAGCCGGTTGGAGAAGCATAAGCATAACCAACTGCTTCACGAGGACCGGAAAGGTTTGTCTTGTTGGTTGCGTCAACCAAGTTAACACCACCAGTGATTTGAGAACCTACTTTGTCAGTACCGTAAATAGATTTTCCTTTTTCGTTTCCAAAACGAGTAAGATCAGTGCTATCTTTGAAGATAGGATCGGCAAAAGTAAAATCAAGGAAGAAGATGAGTCCGGATGGAAGGCTCATGGGCTGAACAGATACAAGATCGTTAGCGATAAGTCCGGCGAATACACGACGAACAATAGGGAAAGCAACAGCAGCGAAACCTTCTACGTCTCCACCTTGCATTGTGTTAGATTCACGAAGGAGTTCCTTCGCTTGGTTCTCGAGCAGACGAGCCATGGTAGACTTCTGATGCTCGGATTGAAGACCTTCAAGTAAACCGGTTTTAGTCCATTTGTTAAGAAGAGCTGCGCCTTCTTTCTTCATGTCACGGTTTACGATGCCTTCTGTAAGAGTTTCAATTATAGACATTTTAATAACCTCCAAAAGTATATCTATTTGATTCCAGCAAGTTTCTTCATCTTGTCGGCAAAGGTGTGCTCAACAGATTCGTTTACTCGCTGTTTTCTAGTGTTAAGAATCCCAGAAAGATTTGACTTTCTCTGTACTGACTCGCTTAGGGTTCGAGGAGATTTGTTGTCTCGACTCGATGTGACCGTAGCATTAAGAGTCTCACAAAGATGTTTCGCTTCTTCAGGAGTTCTCGACTTTGCGATGGCTTCAACAATTTTTGTCTTTTGTCGCTCATTCAGGGAGGCATCGCTCAAAGTTTTATTAGAATAAAGCAATTTAGCGTTGGAGAGGAGAGTCTCATTGAGTTTTTGAGAAAGCTTCTCAACAACATCCTTATATTGTTTATTCTTATGTTTAAATCGTTTAATTGTTTCTTTGAGATCTTCGTTTTTCTTTTTCTCGTCTTCCAACTCTTCTTTCATCTCATCAGATTCAAGTTGGGCTTTACGAAGCTCTTCGTCATATTTTCTGGTTCCTTCATCAGTTACGATGTGACCATGTTTTTGTTCTGAGGTGTCAACTTTAAGTTCTTCTTCTATAACTTCATCTTCACCCATTTCGTTCATGAGATCCATAATCTCATTAATAAGATCATCTTCTTCACCTTCATCATCAAGATCAAGATCTGCTAAGGGATCCTCTTCACCGCCAAGGTCAAGATCTCCAAGCAACTCTCCAGGTCCAGATTTATCAGTATCATCAACTGGCTCTTCTTCGCCTATTTCAGCTTTCAATGCTTCTAGATCAAACTCGTAAACAGGCTCCTCAACATCAACAGAGAACTGGACCGTTTGATTTGGATCAGTAACAGGAGATCCGGCAAATGGTGCGGAAAGACTCGCAGCAGCAGGCGCTCCTCCACCCATAGCACCCTCTTCTTCTTCTTGAAGAAGTTCCTCGTCTAGCTCTTCACCAAGTTCTGATTCTTTAACGACAAAAGGTTTTGATCCTTCTTTTTTCTGAAGGATTGCTTTGTCACCATCTAGTTCCATGAGGTCATAGTTTTGGCCTTCATAAGAAACCCTTTTGTGTCGTTTCTCAGCAATATCTCCCTCGAGGAGAGTTTCAACAGCCTCTTTTATCTGAGGTGTAAATTTTTCTATAAGTGCTTGTTCAGCATTTTTAAGTGCTGCCTCTCGTAGTGCTTGTGCATCTACAATGGCTTGTTCTAACATTGAAGACATTAA